TCGACTAAATCATTTAGCACATTACTAAACCCATCACCAGCATTACTTGTTATGAAGGTCATGGCATTAGGCCGCGCTCTAGTTACCGGTAATGCAGCTGTAAATGCTTCATCTGACCATTCTCTTAATTCATCAAGATACAGAAAGTCTGCGGTCTTACCACGTGGTGCATCTCTAGTAGCTGCTGCAATCTCATACCTTGCGCCATTGAGTAAAGTGATGGACTCCTGGCCATTAGCAAGTCTTATCTGTCTTACTTGTGCTTTTAAGAATGGATTATCCTCAATCGTATAAGCAACTTGCCTAAATGTATCTAATGCCATATTTCGATTAGATGACATGCCTAATACATTCTTAGAACCCCATAAGAATAAATGGCTAAGGATTAACATGCGAGCCAAGTGAGTCTTACCATTCTGCCGGGCTACCAAACATAATGCTGACTTTTTAAGCCAATCACCAGCTGCATCTACAGACAATAAATCATCTAGCACCCAGCGTTGCCAGGGTATAAGTGGTAAGCCTATTTTCTCGGCTAATTGTGCTACTTCCTCAGATTTTGTAGCACATTTTAATAAAGGCGTATGGATGCGTGGAATTGTGCTACCAATAAGCTCTTTTTTACCGACCCCTCGCTTGATCGGTACCACATTGGTATCACTCTCGCTCATATCAATATCAATCTGGCCGCGTAAATGGTGACTCTGGAATGATCCGAACCGTCTCGGAGGGAGAGGACATTGGAAAGACAGGGGGGGTAGAAGGTGCACCTAAAAAAATGGCCTCTGAGCGTGCGCCTTTAGCACTATTGCATGGCGCACAGCAAGCTACTAGGTTATCTAAATCATGCGTACCACCTACCTTGCGAGGTATCACATGATCCACTTGTGTTGCTTCTTGCCCACAATACTGGCAAATGTAACCATCGCGCTTTAATACACGCAATCGCTGATCCTTCCAGCGTTGAGTGCCTAACTCTCTATGTGATTGGTTCAATGCCAGCCCTTATCCTTGAAGTGTTGCCATGCTATACATGGCTCACCATACCTATGACCTATGTAGTCTAATCCCCATTGTATCTGTTCATAGCCATTAAGTGTGGATAGATAGATTGATCTGCCTTGTGGTATTCCATAGTGTGATCCATTACGAGCATCTGGTTTCCATGCTGACTCTTTACCATAGAGCTTTAATAAGCACTTATGCTCTTGATAATTAAAATCTAATAGATAAAGAGAATAAGTCTTATAGTCTATGTATTCTTTAGATCTTGTAGAGCCTGCTTCCGTAGGAAAGCATAGAGCTATCCCAAATGCTAGCAGCACCCCGCGAGCTACGCCCCTAAGGGGCTCGCGGTGAGCCTTTGAGAGGCTCTGCGAACTTAGCATAATGATGCTGTCAAGCAACAGCGTAAATCTTGGGCGTGTCTTCACTTTTGTACCCCCTGTGGATAACTTCTGTGGATAACTATTTATCTTTTAATGCCTAATTCAACTGCCCAATTCTTGCCCTTTTCAGTAAGCCAACCAAGATCTGACCAAGTACCCCAATCGTAAAAGCCTTTATCAGACCATTTACAAACTATGTAAAAGAGACGCTTTTCTGACATACCTAATTGAGCAGCGATGTCCCTGATTCTTGGGTACTCATCTTTTGAATTGCTAAAAGCCTTTAAAAGCGACTTTTCATCGTCTTTCAATCTTTGCCCCATCCTGTTCCCTTAAAGTGAATTGGATTAGCCGAGATTACCTTGCTCATAGGCTCATTACAGTATGTGCATGGTATTACTGGTCTATCGTGCCATCCATGATAGATCTCTTGACTGAGATTGCATCGTGAACATTTGTAATCATAGGCTGGCAAGTTAAGCACCTCTGTATCATGTAAGACCCACAGCCTGTGCAGCGGTCAATGTCTGCCTCTGTGGGTTCGCTAGTAATGTGACCATACTTTAGTTGAAGTAGCGGTAAGAGATCCTCTAAGCGGATGATGGCGGCATACTCACGCGCATCTTCACCCTGTCCGTTTAGTCGTATGACTCCAAAGCCCAATTCCCCCGAAAGAGCTGTGCGAGCCTTTAATTGTTTAATGTAAGCCAATGGTTGAAATCCAGCGCGGGCTTTGACTTCAACATCGAACGGAACATTAACAATGTCCTTACCGCTACCCCTTCCCACACATGCGCCACTCCACACAGTCGATAGGTACTGTGCGACTACTCGCTCTGTGCGGAAACCTCTATGTTTCCTTGCTTGACTAGCCATGATTAATTCCTGCTATGAAACCCAGCCACAATGACAGGCAGATAGCAATAACTAGGATTATGGCTTCAACATCTTTCTTACCCATTGACTGCCTTGCACTTTCTACACTGCCAAGCACCAACGATAGGCTGATCATCCTTGAACTTGATCTCAGCTACAATGTCATGCGCCTCGGTAGGCTCATTACATAACTGGCAGTTAATTGTGTCAAACAATGGTACATCCTCGATGTTAGTCCAGACTCCAGTTGTCTCATCAAAGTATTCTACAAAGCCCATGTTAGATCCTTACCTCTTGTGGCAACCATTTACCATCGCTGCCTAATCGATACCAAACAGGCGGACAGTCTGACTTGACTCCACCTGCATTCATGTGAGCGCATTGATACCCGCCCCATGCTCGCCCATTCTTTTCACCTTCACGCCAGCGCATCGCGCCATGCTTACAACTTGGTGACGCTTGTGCTTCTGCTGTACCAATAATTGCAGCTACATTCTCCATAGCCTTTTCAAGGGTTACAGGAGCATCGACTACCTTGTTGTATTGACCGACTGGGGTAGTCCAGTAATCCTGATCATCTGCTACGACATCTTGTACCGCTGGCTTCTCAGGTTTCTTGGCAACGACCTTGCTCATTTCCTCGCGGCTTGGTCTTTTTCCTTTAGGAGCATAACCCGCATTTGCAAGCGCTCTGCCGATTGCCGAAGTCTCACAATTCTCCAATGCTGAAGTCTGATTAACCCCTCGGCTAGTAACTGTTTCCTCAGCGTACCCTGTTGCCCACGCAACGCCATCGCTAGCATCCTTAAATAGATACGCTTTAACAATGTATCGAGTAGCCTCGACCACTTCCAACTCAGTTGAAATACGAAACGCTGGATAATCTTTAATAAACTTTTCAAGTCTCACCTCGACTGGCTCGTAATCGGCTAAATTAAACATAAAGCTCATTCTCCTCTGTTGCCAACATTCCGCCTATTGCTCCGTATGAGCAGAGATCAACCCAGTTGTCAATGTGCTGGGCTGATTGATTAGTCCTTGCAAGTTTAACCAAGACCATGATCCCTGCGACTTGATAATCATGGATTGGTGTCTGTAGGTATGCACTAAGGAGCATTGCGGTGTGTTGCAGGTTATCCGCAGGGTGACCATACGATAAGCCACGCTGAGAGATTGTGTCGGTGGCTGTGAGTAAGATTTCATTGGCTTTCATTCTTCGCCCTTGATGCTTCGACCACGATGGTAGCCATCTCTTACGCCCTTGTCGTAGCTGCGCTTCTGGACATCGATGGTGATCATGATAAAACCAATGATCATGCCTAACATGCAGATAAGTAACAGCTTGTCTGTGTTCGCCATTATGCTACCTGCTTTGAGGTTGCTAGCACTTGATTGCCATTTTCCAGCACCTTGTAAAATGCTGACTTGGCGCAATCTAAACACATAGCTTCGCCTAGACGATAAGCCATAATTTCAACTGGTTCGTTGCAGTAATTGCAAATCATTTGTTTAACCCTATCTGTGCCAATGCCCTTGATTGGCTACAGGATTAGTGTGGCACAACGCCACGACAGATCAAGCACATTCTGGTAACGATTAGATAACGATTATCGCGCTCTGCCGTAGCTCTTTCCAGCCACGATAAATGTGCCATCCTTCTCAATGTGGATTAGATCCACCTGAACCTTAGACTTATTGACATAGATAATGGCAAAAGCTTGCTGCCAATTGGCTACACCCTTAGTGTAAGCAGCTTGCTTAAAGTCCATAAGATTGCCTACCTCGACACCATGCAGGACACGCCCTATACGCCCCCCAGAAGCCTCTGAGAAGGCTGAACGCCCTGCTCTGTGGGTATGACCTGAGATAACATTCTTACCATGCCTACGAGCCGCTTCTAGGGCTGATAAGCCCCCTTGTGGCTTGATAGGTGTGTGGTCTCCATGTACTGCTATCCAGTTGGGTGCAATAGGCATAGGATTCTTATGGAAGGTAATGCCCAACTCATCAAACTTCATAAACTTCTCAAAGCGTAGCTCTGGTAATGCGCCAAAGGCTGGGACTTTAGCCATGATGATGTTGTATAGGCGGTCTGTGTGATTGGATCTAATGCAGTCGGTAACGCCTAAGTCCCAGAGAAGTTGCACAGCCTCATTACGATCATCATCTAGGGTCTGGGCATAAGAGCCCATGCGACCCTCCTCCCATTTACTTATCTGGGGTAGGTCGATCTCATCGCCAATGGTGACTACTTGATCAGGCTTAAACTTCTTGATGAAACTAGCAAGATTGCGGGTTGCAACCCTGTCATGGTAAGGGACTTGTAAGTCCGAGACTACGACTATTCGCTTAATCGTCATCCTCATCTTCATAATCGCCAAACTTCTCTGGCTCTATTGGGTCTGGCAAGATCCACCCTGGGTAAGAATCTACAACCGAGAGCATGTAAAGAGCATGATCTTCTGTGAATCCTGATCTGCGCAACGATAAAAAGTACTCCTGCAAGCCAATGCAGTATGCATCGAGCTTTGAGTAGCCTTGCTCCTCAAGTGCCTTAGTTGCTTTTCTTGCCATAGGATAATTGTTACCTATCTAGTAGGACAATGATTGTCTCGACACGCGCTTCTAATCGATTGAGTCGGTCATTCATAGAGCTGCCGCCGTTAGGCTTTAACTCTGCTAGGTAGTGCTTGACTAACCAACGAACTGCCATAGTAAATGATCCGATTACAGTTGTCACCGCTGCAACTATCGCTGCGATGTCTTGCGCTCCCATTACTTCTTAGGCGTGGCGTATCCGAATACACCCGACAGGACAGCCCATAGGACTGCGCGATAATCAAGATCAAAGTTGCTAGATGCCCATGCAGCAAGGAACGCTCCAGCAGCAAGGACAGCAGGGTTTTTCATGTTTTTCATTATTCTCCGCCTAACATAGATACTTGATAAAAAGCCCCATCATTATCAGCTTCTTTCTTAAAGCTGACATGCATGTGCTTAGAGTGTTTGTTAGCCCCTGTGTACTTGCGCCACTTCCAGTTAAGGATCTTGGAGCAGATTCGTCCATCGTAAATGATGTAACTAATACGCTTGTCTGTTTTGGACTTGGACAAGAGACGAAGCTGATCAGCAAGATCTCCCATGATGTCTGGCTTTCCGCCTTGGAATAAATCTTTGTCCACATCAATGGCGCGAACCCAGCCTTGCTCATCTGGATTATGATCAGACTTGCGAGCAGCGTGTCGGGTATCACCGATCCAGCCATCCGATGCGCGGTCACGATCTGGGAACGAGTCATCGATCTGCTCCCTTAATTGTGATGCAGCTTTTGAGAGTTTAGGCTTCATCCGCTAGATAAGCCTGATAATCAGAATTGGCTGGGTCAGTTGGAATAGTCCATACGCTGCCGTCATCATCAATCCGCTGGATGCAAAGAATCTCACCTGAATCTAATTTAATTTCTTTGTATTGTGCCATTTTTATAACTCCGCTGATAAGTAGTAACGAGCCGCTGTTTTGTTTGCAATCATTTCAACTAATCCTGCAACTGCTCCGATTGCTCCAGACCAACCATTAGCAATAGTTACTGCCTCTGTTCCGCTTCTACTTGCAAAAATAGAGGAAGAAGTCAAAGTAGGTTGGTTAATGTTGTTATTGACTGTCCAATCTCCGATAGCAGATTGACTTGCGCTTGGTGTTGTGCGCATCGTTACAGGAAGCTGTATTTGATGATTCGATGTAGTTGTGGTTGCTTGCATACCCATAGGCATCTCAAACGCGCTTGCGGCTGCTGTGTTGAAAGCAAGGAAATACCTTTGACACAAAGCCAATTCAGCCTGCTGCGCTCCGCCACCTGCAAGATCAAAGGGAGTTGCCTTTGAGCCGTATTCAACTTGCACATTGGAGAAATCGATTGTTGCAGTCTGATTTCCAACTGATCCAGAACGACTATTAAAAGTAGATCCAGCAGAACACCAAAGGTTCATCTCTGTAAACGAGCTTGTTCCAACAGTCTTGCCTGAAATAGAAGGAACATTAATTGTGGCTGAGTATCTTGCCCAAGAAGTAGAAATAGTTACAGCAGTGCCACCAGAAGAAACATCTCCAGAGCCACCTGAACCAAAGTTCTGATTAAGTTCAATGCCCACTTTAGGTGTTCCGCTTGCTGCTTTAGCCCAAAAAGATACTGTTAAAGTCTTACCAGCAGTAGTGCGAACATCTTCAATTTTCTGCTGAAAGATTGAATACTCAGAAGAAGAAGATCCAGTAGTTGTTGCCATGCGAGCAAAGTTTCTACTTTCATAAGGCGCAACTGGTGCTGCTCCAGCGGTAAATGTTTGTGCTGAGTAAGTTACAGATGCTCCTGCTCCGCCATAAAGTAACCCCCAACGATCAAAGCCATAGCCATTTGTTGTTAATGTACTAAAGTTTCTTTGATTTATAGCAAAATCTGCGTTAATCAGGTAATTTTTACCAGCTTGACCAAAGCCGACATTCCAGACAGAGGTGTCAATAGCATCGCCAAGTGTGCGAATGTCTGCCGCGCCATTTTTTACAAGGCTGCTGTTATCGGGTTCAGCCCAGCCATAAAAAGTTGATGTTGCCATTTAAGTTAATGCTCCTGTCGCGTTAGTCCAGATAAGTGTACCATTTACGCCTGTCCACGCTAATGTGGTAGGCAATACTGTTTCCCATTGTGTCGTTGATAGTGAGAAGTCTGTGGCAGACACATAAAGGGTTATGTCCACAAAAGTTGGAGTTGCTCGAAGTGCAACATTTTCCACAAAGCCGTCAAAGGCTCCACCGAGTAAATTGCTTGGCAGATTGGTAATTAGCACAGGCTGACCAAAAAAGACCCCAATGAGATTGTCAAGCATGGTGCTAGGCATGTCGGGATTGTCTAGGCGGAAGGTAATTGCACCTAATGACCCGCGTGGATTCTTACGCAAGGCAAGCTCTCTGTTGCCGATTAGAGTGATGTCTGCAAGATTCTTAATGTTAGACTCAAAGGAACGCTCAAAGAGTCCGTAAGAGGCTATAGAGTCGGTGTCAGAGGTACTGTAGGTCGATGCGTATCCTGTGCCGTACTTGTAAATCAGGCTGTTACGGATGCGGGCGATCTGAGTCTGAGACTGGATACTGCTAGGGGTAGCGTATGAGCCGTCTAGGTTAGTAAAGCCATTGGCAGCCAAGTAGACAGAGCGATGATCTGCATCGTCATAATTGACTAAGCCTGTTGAGGTTGATTCGTAAATCTGACCAAGTGCGCTAGTGGCAATCTGATCGACTAGGCTCTGGGACTTTTCTGTGGCACTTGCCGCTAAAGCGATCATTGTATAGAAGCCTGAGTCCACGACACCGAGATAAGACTCTGCCTCAGCCCATGTGACATCTGCTGGATAAGTTGCCCATGTAACAGTTGGAGTGACTTCTGCCCATGAAAGGTTAAGAGCTGCACCTAAGATGGCTGCTATCTGTGCGCCATCTAAGCCCTCTGCTAGGGCTGTGTTATAGATAGCCTTAGTCAGTTTAGCCAATGAGCCAATGCCCAAGATTGTGCCTGTCGTGATGTAGCCAGATTCCTCTGGACTTCTAACACCGATTGTGAAGTCTGAAACCTCACCGCCAAATACTGTGACATAAGTGCCGCTAGAGTTTTTAAGCTCTAATGTAATTGGCTCTGTAATGTTGATGGTGAACTCTGCCCCAGTAGTGTTGATAATCTCTACTCGGCAGTAACCTGCTGTGCATTGACGATCAATGTCTAAGCGACCAGTTGCATAGGAAACAGCGGTGACAGTCGTATAGACATCATCACCAACTGTTACTCGCCACTCTGGAAGCCATGTCATAGCGTTGCGTATGCTCCACCCTTGAGAGTACCGCGCTGGACTGCATCTGTAAGTACCTGATCAATTGCCTCAGCAATAGCGTTAGGATCTCCCACGCCTGTGTTTACAATGATTGTGTTGCCTGTTGATGTGCCTTGATAACGACCTGCACCCATAGCGTATGCCATTTCAGCATTGTAACTATTATAGTTTCCTGCGCTGTCAATTCTCTGACCGCCATAGGTTACGCGTGGATCTGTAGCACCTGAGATGTCGTAGCCTGTACGCGCTCCGATAGCCGCTGCCACGCTTGCAGATGTGATGACAGAGGATGCCACGCTACCGCCACCGAATGTGCCGCCAACGCTTTTGCCTGCTGCATTTGCCGCTGCGATTTGACCAAGCAAGGCTAGAGCTGCTTCAAGGTTTTGTAAGTTAATTAGATCCTTTGGCTTTAGGCTATCAAGCACAGATTTAATGTCTTGAAGTTTCAAGTCTTGCTTAGATAATGTGCCAAGAATCTTGATGTCCTCATTGAGTTTAGCAGTTGCCGCGATGATGGCTTTCTCATCCTTAGCAGCAATAGCATCTTCTAAGTCTGAGATTGACTTCTTGACATTGAGGCGAGCAGTATCGTTAGCGATCTGCGTAACCTGCGCCATGCTTGTTGCCTTGCCTAATTGCTCAGCCTGAGAAGTAAGAGCTGCTGCAACTTGGATCTTGTCCATGTCAAAGACATCACTGCTCTTACCAAGTGCAAGAGTGGCTTTATCTAATGCTGCTTGTAATCTCTTATCCTTTAGAATCTTGGATTGGTTAGCCGCTTGCGTTCCAGTTAGTTTTGCTAATGCTGCGGCATTCTTTTTAGCAATTGCATCTGCTCGCTGGGTATCCTGTGAGGATACAGTCATTGAGATGTTGCCTATACCCTTAAAAGCATTAGGGTCTGGTGCAAACAACTCAAACTTAAAGATTGACTTGGTGATCTTAATAAACTCGCCAGTCTCACGAATGAAATTAGCGATTGATTCTGCTGCTGCATCGATCTTAGTGATTAAGTCATCAACTGAGGATGAGTTAGTAATTGTCACAAACGCATCGACTAGACCTTTACCGATGGTCTCTTTTGCGTTGTTTCCAGCAACAGTTAATTTAGCAAGCGAACCTGCATAGGAATCTGCTGCCGAAGCTGCCTGACCTGCAAACAATTCTGATAAGCGTAACTGGATCTGCTCAAAAGATGAGGTTGATAATTCTGCCTTTGTAAGTCCTACACCTAAGCGACCTAACGCCTGTGTCTGTCCGAGGTATGCCTTTTGTAAGCTCTGTGAAACCTGAGTAAGGCTTTTACCTGTACCTGCTGCAACATCTAATGCAAGCCCTAATAATTCCTGAGACTTAGCAACATCATCTGTAGCGCGTAGCAAGCGATCCATCGCTGGGCGTAACTCGTCATCAAGCACACCTGTCTGTAACTCAAGGCGAGAGATAAAGCCATTGACTGTGCCAATGTTTGAGCCATAAGCAAGCCCTAGATTCTTAAGAGTTGTACCTAATGCTCTGGCTGCTTTATCATCCTCGGCGAAAGCCTTAACAGATGCCTTGCTGAAGGATAATACTTTTTGTGCGCTATAAAGCCCAATAAGAGTTTTAGCAAGACCCTTAACATTCTTATTTAGTTTATCGGTTGCTGTTGCAGCTTCTTTGAATGCTTTCTTTCCTTTGAACTCTGCCGCGATGTTAATGTTCACATTACTCATGCTGCTCTCCTAACATCAACGATAGAGGTTCTTTTATTGAACTTGGCAGTTGTCTGCTCAATAGCCTTAAACACAGAAGCGTTAGCCCTGCCTTGAGTTTTAGCCCATGCTCTAAAGATTAAGCGACCCATCATGCGAGAATCACCTTTGCGACTTGGACCATACAACTGACCGAGATTAGAAATAAACTGATTACCTGCATAAGGATTGACTGATCGAGATACACCCTTAGATGATCCACCAGCTTTAGGACCTACCCAAGTTTGACCCTGACCATTCTTACGACCAGCAGTTTCATAGATTGCACCGATCATAGATTTATTCTGGATGCGTATGTTATTCACAAACCCAGCAGCATTAGGCTTTGATGGCGTTGTTTTATAGAGTATGCCTTTACGGATCTCCAAAGCATTGTATTTTGGAAACTTACCTCTAGGGTTTTGAGTCTCACTCCAACCGCTCATAGGCGATGCAAGCGGTACATAAGAGCGAGCTTCATTAACAACAGGCTTTAGGATTGCTCCCAATTCCTTTGTCAATTCTTTAGCAAGATCAGGAGCGTATTTATTGAGGGCTTTCTTAAGCTCTACCACGCCTACTACCTCGGTTGGCATCGCTCACCTCTCTCGCTTCATCCTTTAGCCCCTGCACTAATGCATCGAGCATGGTCTTGTCTAAATCTAGTAATGCTTGTGGCGGAATCCCTAACCTAATGCTCAACCGAGCGATTAAGTAGGTGAATGGGAGATCCCGCTTTAAGCTAAAGGGTCTGAGTCTAAAACCTCAACACTCTTAAGTGTCTCGATAAACTCAATCCCAAAAGGCTTAACAGATTCACCTGATCTGCGTGTGACTTCCCATGCAAGCCAATAGACATCGCTTTGCTTTTCCTCATCGCGGAAAGCCTTGTGGAAACCCTTTTTAGCGTACTGCTCGAATGAGTACTCCACCGCTGGAGTGATCTCGCCTTCTAATACGCTTCCATCATTACGAACGATCTTTAGTCTTGCCATGATTAGCCCCTTTGTTTAGTTGTTTAGAATGATCCCGTTGATGCTACTGCAACAGTTGAGTTAGCAGTAAATGTGATTGACTGTGTGCCAATGTCACCAACTGCACCGTTGATGTCTGTTGTGTTGTTCACTAGAAGTGAGACAGTGTATAGAGGGTTAGTCGCTGAAACCGCTGTTCCCTTTGTCTGAAGGAATACTGCTGTGACAGTTGTTCCCCATGCTGCCTGTAGTGTTGCCAATACATTGGCTGATGCTGTGTCGTTAAGGAAGTCAATTGTCACAGTTGATGACTCTAGACCCTTAACAAACTTGTGTGCTGAGTCACCCATAGCGGTTACTTCTAGCTCATCGAATGCGCGGTTGATTGTTACTGCTGTTACATGGTCTGAAAGATCGACAGAGTTAATCTTCACACCTACATTGTTATTTAGAAATACAGCCATG